ATTTTTTTTTTGAAAAATACTTTTTAAAAAAATGAATTTACAGTGCGTAAATTTTTCATTTATTTTTTACTTAATTTATCATCTAACATAAGACCAGAGAAAATAAGTCAATTTTTATGCTCTTGCTTTAAATACAAATTACATTTCTTTAAGTATAAAGTGTATTTTATACTTAAAGAATCTTACTTTTCAAAAAAATTTACAAAATTTGCAAATTTTTGTAAAAATAACACTATTTAAAAATTAAATTATATATAAAGAAATTTCTTTTTACTTAAAGAAATTACTATTTTTAAGAATATAAATTGTAAAAACTAGAAGAATTTGACGATTTTAAACGCACTTAGGTATTTAAAGAAATTTATATTATAACATAATTACTAATATAAATTATTAAGATTTAGGCAAAAAAGGTGTAGGTATATTCATTGTTGGGTTTTGTTTATAATTTATTCTAAATGTATTAATTTTATCATAAATAAATTCAAATGTTTTATCTAAAATAGGATTAGTTTTATTATTTATAATGTCTTGCATATTTTTTAAACCAAAATTATTATTAATTTCTGTTTTAATTTCTTCAGCTGTTCCTGTTTTTGTTATTAAAATATTAATAACATAATCAAAATATTTTAAATCTTTTTCATTATTACCAGATCTGTATGTAAATAAATTATGAATTTTTGATTTTAACTCTATATCATCAGAGAAAATTGCTAATGGTAAGCAAATTTCTCTAAAAGAATGATGATAAAAATTAATCATCCAAATTAAACAAGCCATACAAACTAAATTTAATCTTTTTTGATCATTAGTACCAATAAAAAAAGTTAAAAATAAAAATAATGTATCAAATGTGTGTCCAGATGTTCCAGCTGCAAAAACACCTACTGTATCATTTTTAGTTTCCTCGCCGAATAGAATTGTACCAACACTTACAATTTTCTTAGTGTTTACCTCATAATCTTCATAAGGTGAATATTCTTCAAGTAAATCTACCATTTTAATATTATTATAATTATCATTTTTAACATTATCGCTTTCTAAATTTTCTGGTACTTTGATATCAGTTAAATGAATTTGATCACTATTATCATCACTAATTCTAAAACGAACTAATTCATCAAATTGATTCACTAATGCACCAACTCGTAAAGATTTGCTTTCTAGTAATTTAACAAATAAATCTAAAAATGTTAAAGCAGATCTTATATTTGCTAAATGAGTTTTTACCCAAACATTAATATTTGGATCATCTTTCAACTCATTAATATATTTTTCAGAAATTAAACCAGATATAAATACTTTACCATTTCTTTTCTTACTATAAATTTCTTTATATTCGTCTAATATTTTATTTGATATTAAATATTTAATTCCTTCTACAGCTACATTTTGTAATAACTCTAGTATTTTTGTTCCATATTTATTATAAATTTCTTTTACTAATTTATTAGATTTTAAATAAACTTTATGTTCATAATTAACTCTTTCTAATGAACCACCACTTAATTTATTTTTTTCTTGTTTTAATCTTAAATATTTATTTTTGTATTTTAAATATTTGTCAGACATATATATATATATATATTATTTATTCGATTTATTTTTTAATGTTTCATCTATTATTTCAGAATGATCTGAGTTCATTAAATCATCAATTGTATATCCATTATCAATATACCATTTATTATTTTTTAATTTATTTTCAGAATTTTCTCTACTAATTATTCTATAATGATAACATAATAAATATCCATTCTTAATATTCTCCTCCCTTAACTTATTATAAAAATTTGCTATCTTTTGTTTTTTTAATTTAATACTATCAATTATTGAAACATTTTTTGATGTAAATCCAGTAGGATAATGATCAGTTATATTATTAAATTTTTCAGTTTTAAATATACATTTAACTTCGATATTCCAAAATCTACATCTAAATTTTTGAATTTTGTGTGGATGTTTTTTATTATGATTCCATCTGTAAATATTAGTTCTCAATATACTCTCAGGATTTTTTTCAATATTATTACAAGCCATCATTACCCAAGGAACTTTAATACAATCATATTCTTTGAATGTAATTTCTAATTCTTGTTTAATTGTATTTTTAATATTCTTTTTTGTAGTAATAAATTCATCCACATCTACGTAAATCATCCAAATAAATTCATCTTTAATTTTTTTATAAATTTCATTTGCTATATTTCTTTTTATAATATTTTTCCTGTAAAAAATTTTAATTTTATCACCATTAATATTATCATAAATAGATTTATCATTACTATCATCATCAATAATATATATCATATCAACCCCCTGTAATAAATAATAATCACAAAATTCCTTTATAAAAAATTCATCTTTACATCTTGTTAATAAACCTAAAAATTTCTTTTCCATTAAATTTAATTATATATTAAATTTAATATTGTTTAAAAAAATATTTATAAATATATATGAAATATAAATTTAAAATTCATTATGAAGATTGTTTACAACAAGGAGGTTTTAAAAAACCTGTTTTTTTTAAACCAGGTAGTATAAGAAGATATATAGATGGTCCTATTATAAGATTAATTTCACATATATTATATCCATTTGCTTCATCGATGAGTCCTAGTAGTTCTGATGTGTTTTACTATGATGAGAATAATCTAAATGAAGAAATTTTAACTGTACAAAATTCAGGAATTCCTAAAAAGAATCATAACCGTATAGAGCAAGATCCTTCTGGATATTCACAACAATGTATGTATATTTCTATTTATGATTATTTAACTTTAAAATTAAATTTAAAAATAACATTTGAAGAATTTAAAAAGGCTATAAAATTAGAGAATAAAAAAAAAAATGAGGAATGGGATCAGTTTGATCTTGAACATAGAGATGCTTTAAAATCGGCTTCAGAAATATATGATTTAGATATAAGAGTATGGCAGAAAAATTTTGATGGAACTAATACATTAATAAAATCAATATGGATTCATGATGATGTTGCACGTCCTCGTTATAGAGTTGGTAATGGGAAAAAGAATATTGTCAATATAGCTGCAGGTTTACGACATTTTGAACTAATTGCTGGTGGTAGTATTTTCAGTAATCTTTTTTCTGAGGAAGATATGGAAAAATTTGAAAGTAAAGGTGATAAAAGTAAAGGTGATCGTGATTTATTTATTAATAATGATGGAAAACATGTATCATTAAATGATATTCAAAATGATTTTTCTACTATATTAGATCAAATAGAGAACCAGAAAAAAAAAGAAAAAGAATTTTCAATAGATAAAGTATTACAAAGTAACATTAGTATGTCAGAATCAGAATTTCAGCGTATATGCGAGAAAATAGAAGAAAAAGTTGATAATGATTATGAAAAATTAATAGAAGATTTACAAAAACAAATGGATGAAATTCATAAAAAAAATGAAAATCAATTAGATCAAGATGAAAAACTTGCATTTAGAATACAAAAAAAACAAATGAATGAAGATCAAATAAATCAAGATAGAAAATATGCATTAAGTATACAAGATCAAGAATACTAAAATAATAAAACAGCTATAAATATGCAAAAAATTTTAAATAAAGATTAATTTTACAAAAATTAATTTTAGTAAAATTAATATAATAATTTCTAAATTTCATTAAGTACTAATCCTAAAAATAATCTTGGTTTATCAAATTTCGGTTCAGAATGAATACATGCATCTGGTTTATCACCAATATTATAAATTACACCATCAAAATTTTCTAATTGTTTCATTTGACAAGATTTTATATCTTTAGCTATTTCATTATTTATTTTTTTAGCATTTTCTAAATTAATACCATTCTTATCAATTCTTGGATACTTTTCTTCTAATTTATATAATTTATTTATAAGCTTTTTATTATTTTTTTTATCACAATTTAATATCAATGTTCCAGGACCTATTAGTGAAATTATTATTTTCTTCTGATTCTTTAAGTCTTCTGGAATCATATTATCTAAATAATAATTACTATCTCTATGCCATCTAGGTTCATCATATCTTTTGGTTTCAGTTCCATATCTTAACCAAATTAATTTATTAAATTTTTTAATGTTCATATTTTTACTTAATTTTTCTATAGCTAGTTCTAATATTTTATTAATAATTTTAGCTGCTTCTTTAGCTAATTCAACTGAATTTTTGGAACTAACTTCTAAGATACTTTGATATATGTATTCATATGCATTACCATTAAAAAATGTCCAAGGATAATTATCGAATGGATCATAATCTTTATCTATTTTTATTTGTTGAATTATATCTTTATGTTTATCAGGTAAATCGATTTTAAAGTATTCTGCCATATTATATTATATATTTTTATAATTAACAAAAGTATAATTCAATTTTACAAAAATTTTCATCAACATCCATAGCCCAACCAAATTTATCTTGTAAAGCTGTTGTATACACATTTTTGATATCAATATTATGTTTCTTACAAAATGCTATAATAATTCTAGGATCGATATAATTAACTTTAGATGTACTAAGTGATACATTTTTTAAATCCATTTTTAATTCTTTTTTGATTTAGAAAAGCCTAGTACAAATGCACATTATCATATTAAAATATTGCAAAATATAATAAAGAGTAGAAAATAAAAAACTTATTAAATTATAATAAATATAAGTAACAATTTATTTTTTTTATCATTATAATATAGATGAAAAAAGAAATAGAAATTAAAAATATAAATTTTAATAAGGATGATATAAGTAATGGAATAAATTATTATACATATAATTATCAAAATAATAATTTTATAGCGGGAGAGTTTAAATTCAAAGCGAGTGAAGATAAACCTAGACATACAATAATGATTGCATCTAGATTTAATAATAGCAGTAGAGAGGAGAATGGTCCATTTCCTGGATGGTTTGTTCAAATTGTAGGTTCATCATTATCAATTGGTATTGGTAATGGAAAAACTTGGAAAAGTATAGTTAGTAAAAGTAAAGTAATAAGTAATGAATGGAATCATGTTGCTTTTTGTATTAATAATAATACAAAAAAAGGATCTTTATATTTAAATGGTCATTGTGATACTGTTGATAATATTACATTTCGAAAACCGTGTAATGGTGTTACAATAGGCGCTCTTAACAAAAAAGGAGAATTCAAATTTAAAGGAGAATTAAAAGAAATTAAATTAGGTACTGAATTAGTAGAAAAAATTATAAGAATAGAAAATAATAATAAAGATAATATAGAACAATGTATTAAAGAATCAGATAAATATTTAGAAACTATTAAAGAGAATTTAATTAACATAAATAATGATATTAATTCATTAAAAGATATAAAAAATGATATTACATCATGGAAATATAGAGGTTTACAAATTGATACCAGTATGTTAGATGATCAAATAAATAATTTCTCAAATAAAATTAGTGATTTTGAAAACGAAACTAAATTAAAATCAGAATTATTATTTAATTTAGATCATAAAATTAATCCAGATGATAATTCATTAGATAAAAATAATTATCTTGAATTTTATAGTTTATGTCTACATAATTTAAAAAATGATGTTGAATTATTAAATGATGCAGTAGAAAACTTATCAAAGTTTAGAAATTTAGGAATTAAATTAGGCGATGCATTTGAAACAATAGATGAGCAAAAACAAAATATAATTAGTAAAATTACTGAAGCAAGAAATGATCTAAAAAATAGATCAGATATGACTTTCGAAATGATGAACTTAGTTACATTAAATGAAGATTAATTTTATTAAAATAATTTTTTAATAAAATTTATTTTATTAAAGATATTGAAGAGTTAAATTATAAAATTTTCTAAAATAGTTTATTATATCTTTTTCTTTGTAAGCCTCTGAATTAACAAAATATAATTTAGTATTTTTAAGTAAATTAATTTTAATATTACTTTTTTTATAAATACCATTTTTTAAATGTCTAGTTATAAAATGATACATTAAATTATTTAAAAAATCGGAATGTGCTTTTTTTGATATTTTTTTTTTTTTATAATCTTCTATTAATTTATCCATTTCTTTTATTGCATCTTTTGGAATAGGATAAAATAATTCAAATGAATCTCTATATTTTTTGGATCTTAAACTAATATACATTAAAGGAAAATTTGTAGTAATTTTTCTATTATTTTCTGCTTCTGGATTTAAGATTTCTAAATATTTTTTTTTTTTCATATAAAAAAAAATAACGTGATCTACATCTATTATTGTTTTTTTTCCTCCTTTTAAAATTACAGGTTTCATAAATTATATATATATATTATATAAAAATTATTTTTTAATAAAATTAAAAACAAAAATTTTCATCAATTTCCATAGCCCATCCAAATTTATCTTGTAAAGCTGATGTATACACATTTTTTATATCAATATTATGCTTTTTACAAAATGCAACAATAATTCTAGGATCAATATAATTAACTTTAGATGTACTAAGTGATACGTTTTTTAAATCCATTTTTAATTCTTTTTTTGATTTAGCTAATTTAATCTTTGATTCTAATTTATTAATTTGTTCTTTAATTTTCTTAGTATCCTTTCCTTTACTCTTATATTCTATTTTTTTTTCTTCTAATAATTTTTTTTTCTTTTTATACTCTTTAATTTTTTTATTATATTTATCAATACCTTCTTTGAAATTTTTATTAATATTTTTTTGATGATTACATAATAAAGCTATTTTTGCATTAGCTTTATTAAACTCATCTAATATAAAATTAATTTTATCCGCTTCTTCATACTTCTCGAATTTATTTGTAATTTTATTTAATTCTTTTTGAAATAATTTACTAGCATTCATAGTTCTGAATACTTTTGATGTTAATCCTTTCATCATATTTTGTAAATATCCATTTATATCAACTGGTGTTATTTTATCAAACAAATCGTCTTTTTTACTTTTTTGATTTATAAATAATTCTAAATTTTTGTAAACTAAATCCATTATTTCCATTTTTTTTGTATATCGGACTGAATCTTTACCTAAGAAATCTAATTTAATAATATTATTAGGTAATAATTCAATATGTTCAACACGTAAGGAAGAAACTCCAACAGTATCTGCTTCATCAGAACCTTTTTCATTACCAACTCTTAATGCTAAATTTTCTATAAAAAAAAGTGCTGTAGCTAATTGTTTTATTTTAATATCATCATTAATTAAATTATCATTGTTAATTTTTCTAATATCTGATAAGTTTTTTTTAAGTTTTCTAGCTAAATCAAATTTATCTTTATCACTTTTAGATTTAAAATCTGATTTATCACTTAGTCTAACATATTTCATTTTATCTGTAACTTTTTCCTTCCAAGAAGCTAACCAAATTACTGTATTATCGTGAATTACCTCTTTCCACATTCTATCTTTGAAACCAGTTTCAGGTATTTTTTCTCCTTTACCAATATTAATTGTAATATCTTCAGGATAAATACGTTTTTTAATACGTCCGGCTAGAGGATGACACCCACGTCCCATAAAAAGACCTGGTGGTTCTATTCTAAAATTACCTACAGGTTGTTTTTTACCATCAATTTCTGCGAATAAGAATTTTTCTTCTTTATCCTTTTGCTCACTTTTCATAATTTCTTTTTCATCTTTTGATAAATTTAGTTTTTTTTCTTTTTCTTTAATTAAATAATCCTCGAAATTCTTAAAATTTAACTCATCTAAACTTTTTATATTCAAATCTTTATCTAATAATTTGCTGAAATCCTTGAAAAAATTTTTGTTGAATTTAGGATTCTTTACATACTCAGTATTCAGAAACTTAGCATAAAATAATGCTGCCTCCTCTGCTTCTTCGTTTAATAATATTTCTTTATTATTATGTATTAATTTTAAACTTTTATATTCATATTCATCAGGAAATAAAACTCCATTATGAGTCATTTTACTCCATAATTTTTTTGTTTCACCTCCATTTAGTATATTCAAGAATTTAATATAATTGTATAACATATATAATATTAATATTTAAAAAAAAAATTAATATTATATATTATGAATGTTATATCTAATAAAAATGAAGTAAAAGATAATTTGATTATAGCATTAATTGATACAATATTAGAACTATATACTTATAATTATAAATTTGATTATGAGGAAATTAGATTTAATATTTTAGATAAATTAAAAAAATCAAATTTGATAGATACTGAAATTAATGAAAGTGTATTATCCATAAAAAAAGAAATTAATAATCTGTTAATAAACGAGTTACCCAAAACTATGGAAAAAAAATCATTATCTATATTCAATAATTATCAAAATCAAACTCTAATTGGTAATGGATCATTTTCTAATGTTTATAAAGTTTATAATGCGATGGATGATCAATACTATGCTGTTA